GGAGGCACAGTGCATGTTGAACACGGTAATTTATATAAAACTTGTAGGCTTGCAGTTATACTAGGGTGGGTCAGCGACGATAGCCAAGGCCAAAATATACAATTACGTCGAGCTATTATTCAACAACAGCAACAACAAGGATATCATACCATGTGTATTGATGCCAGTTGTTGGAAGTATCTTGATGACTACAGCACATATCTACGTTACAGCCTTGGTGGTCCGTTTTATGATACTGCTGAATATGCCAATCACAACAGTGGTCCAGAAAAATGGCAAGAAATAAGCCAGGCACTGCGAGTACAATTGCAACCACCTAAAATATTAGATCGAGGTTACATTTTAATTTGTGTACAACGTGATGGCGGATTTGCGATGAAGAATCTTGATCCATTGGCCTGGCTTGACAGTAAAATACAAAGCATACGAGCCATAACTGATAGGCCTATTGTAGTAAGACCTCATCCTGGAACTTGGTCCGATCCTGCTGCACAACGACTTAACAAACAAGGAAAACCCAAAGCATACACAAACAAATATCATTGGTCAGATTTTCAGCCTATGATTGATCGTTATAATGTACAGGTTCTTGACCCGTTGACCAGCAGACTACAAGATAATCTTGCTGGTGCTCACTCAGCGGTATTTTTTAACAGTTCGGCTGCAGTGGCCGCAGTATGCGCTGGGGTTCCTGTGTTTGTGGATGACGCAAGTTGTGTGGCTTGGGCAGTGTCCAACAAAGATATCAATAAAATTGAACAACCGGAAGTATTTGATAGGCAACCGTGGATTAACAATTTAGCTGCCGCACACTGGAGCGACGAAGATGCTCGCACGGGCCGAATATACCAAAAGTTTTTACCTTACTTGAACCAATCTTCGGTGTAGAGCGCATCCGTTCTAAAATACCAATGCAATTCTGATCCAGTCCAATCTGCAAATTGTTCACGATACCATTCTTGGGTTCTTTTAACAGAAAAATAAGCAGAATCGTATATTTGTTTTTTACCTTTTGGTAGTTGTACAGGATCGATCAGTCCAATAAAACATACCTTGCCAGTGTACGCCATCAGACGTTGTTTGAGCCAGGGAATATCTGCATCTGGTATACCGCCAATGACTTGTGTACACGACACTATGTCATATTTTTTCAACACAGGGTCTTGTGCAAATTCTTCAACACAAGGATCATACAGTGAAACTTGATCTAGGCCCAACCATGTTTGGAATTTCTGTGAGTATTCTTCGGGAGGAAACACATGACTATCACTCCATTGGTGCCCTTTGCCGCATCCATAATCCAGTAAAGTTTTACAATTATAGTGTTGCACTAAATCGCGTATTTGTCTGCGATACTTAAACGTGTCTCGGCCATCCCAACTTTTATTTGCCAGTTGAAATTTTGTTCCTATTTCAACGGATGTTTTATAGTAATCGGAATTAAACATATTCCCATCCATCATCTTGACTAATAAACTGTTCTACACCTTGATCAAATATTGGTTTTGTTGACAGGTTGTGTTTGGTTGTAAGAAATGCAAAGTCAATGGACTCTGCAGGTGCTTGGTATGTTTGATCTTTTCTAATCCAAAAAGCGTTAACACCTTGAGAATCTACTGTTATAAAATCATAGTATGGTGCAAGTATTTTTTTGTAAGCCGATAAACTTGCACCATACAATTGGCTTTTATTATACACAACACCTAATTTTCTACTGACTGAAATGGCAGGTCCTAGTATTGAATTGTATTCGTGGCAGATAATTTTGGGTCTAAAATCTCGTTTCAGCATTGCTGATAACAAGTGCCAATCAAAACTGTCAATATCCAAGCTAAACACTGTGGGCTCCGATCCTTCAGCTGCCAACAACATATCTACGTCATCCAAAGAAAGCCATTTTGAAATCATTGTTAGTCGTTCATGTGGACGTTTGTTTGCACGGCCATCTACTCCGGTGCCAGAGTATCCGAGATTTTCCATGAGATGGCGACAACAGTTTTGTACACCGTGCGCCCAACCAATTTCTAAAAAGGTGCGTGGACCGTTGACAAATTGGTCTAGGTATTCTAAAATACCATCTTCGCCGTTTTGACTAAAGACTTTTTTCTCGTATGGCAGCATAGGTTAACCCCATCCCATGACCCAGTCATCTTTGACTTGATCTACCCGCCGCATGCCCCAACTTTCTAGCAATTCAATAGCAGCAAACTGCCCGTACTCTTTGCTATAAGCAGGATGCGGCTTTTGTTCTAGCACAACGATAGGAAAGTCTCGTCGAATTGTTTGTTCTGCACCTTCTAATACTCGTAGCTCATAGCCTTCGCAGTCAATTTTAATATAATCAACTGTGGATAGTTTAAATTCTTCTACAAATCGATCCAAGGTCAGCATGTTAACTACTCCATGCCCTACAGTGTCAGGATTCACGTGCGAATGACCAGTGTTGCCTTCGGTTATAATCATGTCTACGGTGGTGCATTCGGCACCCAACGCAAGCGGACTCAAAGTTAAATTTTCAGCAGGCACGTTTTTAGCCAAACAGTCTCGAAAATCCGGAATTGGTTCAAATGCGATAACCTGTGCAAAGTTTTCGCATAGCTCTCGAGTCCACAGACCCACATTAGCCCCTATGTCTAATGCTAAATTACGTCTGACTGTGTAGCCCAGACTACGATGTCTGGCTTTTTGCTGATATTCAGCAGGACCACCTTTGGCAATATTTTTTCCCAACATTTTTGGAAAATGAGTTTCATAATCCGGAAACCACCAACCATGAGATTCAAACATATTTTTACTTTCCTAAAACTTTTTTCCAATAAGGATGATCCAAGTGCATAGCAATATCTTTGGCTTTGCTTTGTCCTGTGACTTTCCTTTTACCTTTGACATGATCCATATATAACCCCAATGCAGAATTTATAAATGGATGTCCTGCTAACCCTTTGGTACCGGGAGCAGGATTTAAATTATAAAACTTATTTGTGCCATAATACTTGCGCCGTACGACATCCCACACATAACTGTCGTGCCACTCGTCGAGCTTGAAGATTTCATCGTTGTTGTACATATCAACAAAATCTTTTATAAACTGCCGAGTCTGTGGATTGGTTAAATTATAAGCAACCCATCCACATTCAGAATGATAAGTTTCGCTACGCCCTAAATAACTGATCATTGAATCCGTTGGGCATAATTCATTCAACCCAGTAATAGGAACTGGTGAGTGGGTATGAGTATCAGCATCCAACCATATCAGCCAATCAGTTTTAATTGTGGAGGTTGCCAACGCTATACTAAAAACTTTATAAGCAAATCTAACTGCGTCCCAACGAAATTGTTTTTTTGGATCAACTTGTCTGTCTGGTGTTGATTGTCCGTGCGCCAATGGATTATTTTGGTGTCGTTCGATGAACTGTTGTAGATCCGTACTGCTAGCCAATAAATCTACTACCTGTACATTGGGCTTAGTTATATGTGGTTGACAATTTTCTGCGTATACAACCAAATCAACTTCTGCAGGCCAATATTGCTCAAATGTGTCAATCATTCGTTGACCATATTGTTTTAGCCCCTGGTCATGAAACGTGGTAATTACAGTATATTTCATAGGGGTATTTAGTGGTCAATTCAGTGGCCTATTTTAGTTCTCAAACAGCCAATAATTCCAGACCAGTTATGAACGCTGTTCTTGATTGCTTGCAGTCAGTAGGAATTCAAACTGAAGAAAATTCCTGGACAGCAGACGCAGTAGTGATATGGTCTGTGCTTTGGCACGGGCGCATGGCCGGTAATCAACAGGTATACGAACACTATCGCAGTTTGGGTCGTCCGGCGATTGTGATAGATGTTGGTGCATTGTACCGCGGCCAAACTTGGAAAATTGCAGTAAACAATATAAATGCCACTGGCTACTATGGACATCAAACAGATCTTGACCCAGACCGTCCTAAAAAATTAGGAATCAGTTTGGCACAATTAGTTGGCAACAGTCCAGAAATAATAATAGCTGCGCAACATCGCAATAGTTTGCAAGTGGCCGACCTTGACAGTATAGAATCTTGGATAAATGATCAAATAAATCAAATACGTGCAGTGTCAGACCGGCCAATCCGAGTACGACCACATCCTCGATCTAAATTAGATACTTCAAAATTGTTGCCCGATACTGTAATAGAAACTCCTATGCCATTGGCCAACACCTATGATAGTTTTAACATGCATTTTGATTGTCATGCAGTTGTTAACTATAACAGTGGTCCTGGTATACAGGCTGCTATTTCTGGCAGTCGCCCTATGGTTGACTCCACAAGTCTTGCATCGCCAGTGGGAGTAAAACTTGTAGATTTAGAAAAACCCTATGACATTGATAGATACCAGTGGTTGGTGGAAATTTGCCACACTGAATATACCATACCAGAAATACAACAAGGCATATGGCTAAAAAGAATAAGCTCAGCATTATGAATGGCCCTGTTGATTGTGCTTGTGTTATCTACGGTAACACATACTCATGGACATACGTAGAACATTTGTATAACATGTTAACAAGACATATCAGCGCAGGAGTCAGATTACATGTGTACACAGAAGCTGATCGACCGGTGCCTGCACCTATGATCAAACATGTGTTGACCAGTTGGGGAGATTTAGGGCACAAACGCAACTGGTGGTACAAAATGCAGTTGTTTAACGCCGAGCATCATGCAGGTCCGTTGTTGTATTTTGATCTTGACACTGTTATTGTACAAAGCATTGATTGGATTGTGCAATCTAACTTAGACTATTTTTGGGCTATACGCGATTTTAAGTACCTTTGGCGCCCTACACATTACGGCGTTAATTCCAGTATTATGTGGTGGGATACTCGAAAATTTCAACATGTTTGGACCGGGTTTAGCCGCCAAGATTTCAAATCATTATTACGAAAATATCATGGCGATCAAGATTTTATAACAGATGCAATACCGCAAATAGAACGTAGATTACTTGACGCCAATAGAATTAAAAGCTGGCGTTGGCAAGCCGTCGACGGAGGGTACGATTTTACTGGCAAAACACACCGTGTTCCCTCTGCTGGTACACAAATTCATTATGATACAAGCGTGTTAGTATTTCACGGCGATCCAAAACCTGACAAAATATCAGATCCTGTTATAATAGAGCATTGGCAATGATAAATAAGTTTAGGAGATAACATATATGGCAATAGACTCAAACGGAAAAGTATACGAAAATAGAACCTTACAATTTTATGGACTTGCTTATGGTAACAGTAATGTGTCGTTAACGGCAACCATTAATGGCACCACTGTATTTTCTGGCGAGGTGCCTACAATTAATTCTCCAATGCCTACGCCTCCTATTGATCTTAGCAATGAAGTAATATTATTTTCTACTGAAAATTCAACATTATTTCCAACAAATTATTCTGGTGCATACCCAATGAGTATCACAGTCACTGGAGGATATGGTGCAGTATTTCATACTATCAAGTCTAATTACGTAATGAGCGCTAATACTACTACAGTTATGGAAAATTCAAGTATATCTGGAAATGTGTTAACTGTTGGTACAGTAAGTTCTGGAAATGTTAGTATTGGCCAATTTTTAAACGGTACTGGGATTGTTGACGCCACACGCATTGAATCTGGATCCGACATAACATGGATTGTTAATAATAGCCAAACAGTGCCTAATACCACAATAACAGGAATTATACCAGAACCTGGAGTAGCCGATATATATGGACCGTATTATGACGTAAATCCTGCTTTTGATACAGAGACGATTGATCCTCGCAGTAGTGTAACAATTGACGGTATTGCTCAAGTTACGCCCGCCACAAAAGTTTGGGGCATATGGAGATGGTTTGTGCCAACAGGTAGTACGATTGCCTATAATTTAAACGTAAGTTTAGGTAATTGTGCTCAGGCATAAAAAGTAATACTTTTTATTTAAAACCTTACATGTTGTAGGGTTTTTTTATGGGTTTGACCTAAAACAGTGTTTTTCGTATAATTACAGCATGATGAAAACACCTAATCGCACTCGTAATCCGCAACCCCGTGCACATCGTGTATTATTTGATCGCGAATTGCCTTTTCGCCCACGAACTGAGCAAAATCGTGTGTTGTATCAACGCCACACCAAACATCGTGCTCAAACTTTACCCGTTTGACGTAAAATTACCCATTTGCTATAATACATGTATAAACAAAAAACGGAGCTCGCATGTATTACAATTCAGTGCCAATTAGTACTTTGTACTTAAAAGCAAATTTTAAACGCACCCCATATAAAAACGACATTGTGTCGTTTCGTATTGTTGCACACACATTTGCAGAGTTTACGTCAAACAAAGCTTTATTTTTAGTAGATCTCAACCCAGACACTGTATCTCTTGCAGAAGTTAATTTTATTGCAGAGAGTTTGCGTATCAAAGCAAATGCCCTAAATGTCAAGATTAAAATGCCAGATGTTGCATACAAAAAACTATTAAAAAGAGATGTTGCTTAAAACCCACAAACGGAGTATATATTATGTCTAAATTAACAACAACAGAGCGTATAGTAAAAAAAGTAGCAGATTCCGTCTTAGACGGATATGCAGAACGTGGCATGCGTTACAGTCATTTTGAAGACTACGACATTGACTATATCTCCCAAGAAACTGGAGTAGATGCAGAGAATGTTGTGCAAATTCTTCGAGACATCGTAGTTGTTGCATAAAAACAACACCAGCAAAATGGTTGACCAAAAATCGCCCATTTGCTATAATAACAGCATGGACAGTAAAAAACAACAAGATCAAACAGTGTTGCATAAAAGCAACACTAGTATTTGACACAAAAGTCCAAGTTTGCTATAATACTTGTATAAACTAAAAAAGGAGCTCGTATGTCTAACAGTCATATTCGTATTTTGTCTGGTGCTTATCGTGGCAAAAGTGTTGCCGGCATGTGTTTTGAGCTCGTGGAGCAACTCACTACCACTGGCAAAAACACCTTTGTCAAAGTCCGAAATAACGGTGTGTTCCCTAACATGCCAGAAACTATTCGTGTAAATGTAACTGGAACTCACGACTATGAGTTCGTAACCCAAGGAGAAAGCATGCTAGAATTAGTAGCACCCAAGCAATCGGCCCGGCCAACGGAAACAGAAGAAGAAGCAATGGCTCGTATTAGAGACCGTTTTGAAATCTTGACAGAAATGACCAAAGCGGCCACCACTGGTGATATCCGTGCAATGATTGTGTCTGGTCCTCCTGGTGTAGGTAAAAGCTTTGGTGTTGAGCAAGAAGTCGAGAAAGCCTGTTTGTTTGACAAGATTGCCGGCAAAAAATTGCGTGCCGAAGTTGTCAAAGGTAGTGCCACCCCGATTGGTTTGTATCAAACATTGTACAAATATTCAGACGCAAATTGTGTTCTAGTATTTGATGACTGTGACAGCATTTTGGTAGATGATGTTGCACTTAACTTGCTCAAAGGTGCCCTGGACTCTGGCAAGAAGCGTAAAATTTCATGGTTGTCAGAGTCTAGCACATTGCGTAGAGAAGGCATTCCAGATAGTTTTGAGTTCAAAGGTAGTGTAATTTTTATTACCAACTTGAAATTTGATCAAATGAAGTCGCAGAAATTGCGAGATCACTTGGATGCATTGCAAAGTCGTTGTCACTATCTAGATTTGACGCTAGACACCATGCGTGACAAAATTTTGCGTATCAAACAAATTGCCAAAGATGGCGTGTTGTTTCAAGACTATGATTTTGAAGAGTGTACTCAAGATGACATCATTGAGTTTATGAATTCCAATCAAAATCGTTTGCGTGAGATGAGCTTGCGCATGGCACTTAAAATTGCAGATTTGGTCAAGAGTTTTCCAGCACGTTGGAGATTCATGGCAGAGACAACTTGCATGAAGCATGCATAATTGACAGTTAGCTCCAGAACTGTAGACATACAGTTCTTTTACAACAGGCACTAAGGTGCCTGTTTTTTTTGACATTTATAAAAATATAGTATATACTTGCACTATGTTTTCAACATTACACATTGAGTTAGGGCATGATAACTTTGATTTAAAGTTTCGATTGCTTGATTCTCCTATAACCGAACTTTGGATTGACCGTATGCAATCTCGCCAAGCTTACACACTTGACGACCCCAATAGATTCTACGGATTTAACAATCAAGAGGAAGAAATAACAATTGCAACTAAAATGATAACCGGGTGTATTGATATTATTAATGCACACCAGCTGATTATACATCGGCCGTTTACCAATGTCTATGATCAAGATTGTTTAAATTATCTACACAATATCTTTGAACGTTATCATGGATTGCTAGATCAGCAAGACACTGAATTTTGGAATCAAGCTCCGGATCCGGTCAGGAAGGCACTTGCAAATCTTAACATAGCAGTACATAGATGTGAAACTGCGAGCCACGGCAGCTTACCAAGATTTGTATGCACATGGTTTGGTATGCCTAAAACAAAGACTTTGTCAGTTGATATTATGAAAAAGTTTGGTGTAATTACTCCAGCATGGGGATCTGTGTGCTTAAACTATGTTGAAATAGGAAAGACTCTCGAAGACCTTACCAAGGATAATGACATTTATATCTCAGACGATGCTTTCAAGCCTTTTAATTTTTACAGTGCAGATTTCAATGTTAAATTTTACAAAAAAGTTTCTGATTTAAACGGCATGTCATCTTATTATAATACGCATTATAAATTTTTTAATCGTTACGGTATTACTAAATTTGATGATCCAAGACTGCTGCCATTGAACTTTCCAGTAGCTGAATTAGTCACTCAATATAATAAAGAACAATTACTTGATCAAATTCGCCAAAGACAATATGTAAATAAAGTATATCTACAATGAAACACTGTATTATAAAAATTCGAGATGAAGTCAATATTAAAATTGAAGGATTAGAACTTGACGTTAGACGAAAACTAGTTAACACTTTTAAATACGATGTGCCATACGCAAGATATCTTCCGGCCGTCAGGTTAGGTCGTTGGGACGGCAAGATTAGTTATTTCCAAATGGGCGGCAGTACGTATGTGAACTTACTGCCAGAAATTATTCCTATACTTGAAGATTTTAATTACGATATTGAGTTAGATGATCAGAGAGATTATAAAACTACATTTGAGTTTGAGCAAGTAACAGAAAACAGTTTTAGTCACCATTCTTGGCCCAAGAATCATCCCCGAGCCGGCGAACCAGTGATGCTACGAGACTATCAAGTTGAGATTGTCAATAACTTCTTAGCCACCCCACAATGCTTACAGGAAGTTGCAACTGGTGCAGGCAAAACAATTATGACCGCGGCACTAAGCCAACGTTGCGAAGCACACGGTCGTAGCATTGTGATTGTTCCTAATAAAAGTCTAGTAACTCAGACCGAAGCTGACTATCAGAATTTAGGATTGGATGTAGGAGTATTTTTTGGAGATCGTAAAGAATTTGGTCGAACTCATACTATATGCACCTGGCAAAGTTTAAACGTACTGCTAAAGAATACAAAGAATGCCACTGCCAACATATCCATTGGGGACTTCTTGGAAGGTGTAGTATGTGTCATAGTCGACGAAGTACACATGGCCAAAGCTGATGCACTAAAAACTTTGTTAACGGGCGCAATGAGTCAAGTGCCAATTCGCTGGGGACTAACTGGCACTATACCCAAAGAAAAATTTGAAAGCCAAAGTCTTTTGGTAAGTATTGGACCAGTGATCAGTCAATTAGCCGCCAGTGAACTACAGGATCGTGGTGTATTGGCACAATGTCATGTTAATATTGTACAGTTAGTTGACCATGCAGAATTTACCAATTATCAAAGTGAATTAAAATATCTTCTTGAAGAAGAAAATAGACTCAAGACCATTGCTAACATTGTGCGACAAGTCAATGCTACCGGCAACACATTAGTGTTGGTTGATCGTATTGCAGCCGGTCAAGCATTGGTAGCACAGTTAGATGATGCGGTATTTGTGTCGGGATCAACCAAAGCAGGGGATAGACAAAGTGAATATGACGAAATTGCAACTAGCACTGGCAAGATTATTGTGGCGACTTACGGTGTGGCCGCTGTTGGTATTAACCTTCCTAGGATATTTAATTTGGTCCTTTTGGAGCCCGGAAAAAGCTTTGTCCGCGTTATACAATCAATTGGACGCGGTATTCGGAAAGCAGAAGACAAGGACCATGTAGAAATTTGGGATATTACCAGTACTTGTAAATTCGCCAAACGTCATTTGACCAAACGTAAGCAGTTTTATAAAGAAGCTAAATATAACTTCACACAAGAAAAGTTGGAATGGAAATAAAAAATAGATATACATTTTTTTTTTGTAGGAGGATCGTGCGGATCTTTTGCCAAAGGTATTTTTTATTATTATTTTAATAAATCTCTTTGTCTGCCAACAATATTGCCCAAAATTAATCCTGTCACAGGTGATTGTCATAACGCCATTGGTAGACACTAGCATTGGATAAAGAATCTTAACTCTAGTGAAGAATTGGTTTTGATTGATTTTGATCATGATGATAAATTAACTATAGCAAAAATGGCTTTTTATAAAAGTATGTGGCCATTACTTTGTAAAAATCCTAATAATATTAAATTTATGTGCAATGGTTCCATTGCACATATGGATCCATTGGACTATGAGTTACTTCTAAAAACTGTAATGGAAAACCCAGACCTTTTAATTTTCTCAAATTGGAAAGAACAAACAAAAACATTATCGCCGGCACTCACTATAAAATTCAAAGATATAATGTTTGGAAATTTAAATAAAATAATAGTTGATTTTTTTCAAACCACTTCGGAATTTGAAGTAGAAAATTTTATAACTGAATATAGAAATATCAATAAAAAATACATTGATTAAATACCTGCTATCAAATTATGAGTTAATACTTAGAAAAACTACTAAAAATGGTGCTCTAAATAATTAAACAATGTGACCGTATTTTTTTTTGAACTAGGCATTGACTATTCCGTACAAAATCTATATAATATACTATATGAGAATATTAACACTTGACAACGAACACTACGAATTAGATCATCTTCCAGAAGAAATAGAAGATATGCGTTTTGCAATCTTAGATAATTCGACTCCTATGGATCCTGACTATCATTACATACCACTGATATTTTTAGAAAGCTTCAATGCCCCTGCATTAGTTTTAAGGATCGGAGAGCACAGAATAAAAATGCCAATGGACTGGCAAATACTTATTGGTGAGCCCGACTTGGGTGATCTCGAAGTGCTGCCATTGACCAGCATAAATGATCGAGGGTTTAAAGTGTTTCAATTCAACCCTCTATCCAGTTTCAGACCTAGTTTTCCAGATATCGAAATCATAGATGTGTATCAAGAAGTCAACTGGTATGCTCCTAAACTAAAAAATGGGCAAATGTTATGCGTGCCTATAACCGACGGCCCTAAGCCCGAATGTGTTTATTTTGTAAAAGATATCAGTCGTAACTGTGAGATAGTGGACTACAACAAGGCTTGGTAATGGATAAACTCACTATTGCAAACGAAATGAAAGAATTTGATTTAAAAAATCGAAATTTTTATTTAGATCTAACAGACGAAGAAAAGAAAAAGTTCAGTAATTTTTTAATGATACGTTGGGGCAGTAGTGTGCAAGGCTCAAGAGATCTGCAAGAGTTTTATGTCATTAGCACCAATGAACGGTTAAACAAACATTTTTTTAGTATCAACAAACATCCACAGTTACAATGGCTTTGTGCCAGCAGTGTTAGTCCCGGAATGGGCGCACATCGACACCAATGGATAAGTCCTAAGAAAAAAGATGAAAATTCAGCCAATGAAGGTACAAAGAAAAAACAACTAATGACTATATTTCCTAATATGAAAGGATCAGACGCAGAAGTAATGAGCAAGATAGTTTCACAAAAAGAAATTGATTCACACATTAAAGATTTAGGACTAGAAAAATTAAAATGATTGATAGATTAGTTGTCAATGGATGCAGCTACGTTAAATGTTATGACATAGGTAATGGACATATTGATTTAGCAGAACGATTGAATATGCCAATGGCATATTCTTTGGCACTTCCTGGATCTTGTAACAATAGAATTATTAGGACAACATTAAAAGATTCATACATTACTGATCGGCCAACTTTATACATTGTAGGATTATCATTTTTAAATAGAAGCGAATTACCAGTTGGTCGAGAAAACGGAATTGAAGGAAAATGGATTAGTTTTCAAAATCAAATTAATTCCAATTCAATTGCAGATTTTTGGTCTGATCAAGACAGTCAACAAGCAGTTGAACAGAATTTAAAAATAGAAAGTCACGCAGTTAAAGATAAATTTGAGGATCTTATGTTTAAACTATTGGCAATAATTTCGGACTTAACGAGTCGAAATCACCAGATTGTAATTTTTAGGCAACCTCCTGATTACTATACCAATTATTTGGGTGAAAACAGATTTAGATTTTTAAAAAATTGTGCTAATATAGTAGATGGATTAGCATGGGGAGGATTAGAGTTCCAGGCCAAACAAAATATAAAATATGGAACTGCTGATAAACACTTACCTAAATTGATACGTCATCCGCTTCCGGGCGAACACGAGCCATTGAATAAATTTTTGGTTGAATATATTCACCTACACAACCTATTAGAATGAAATATACTTGCCAATTTTGTCAAAAAGATTTTATAAAAGAATCTAGTCTTGCAGTGCATAGTTGCGAGCCACGCCGACGAAGACAGGAACAATCGGAGCGTGGTGTTCAATTGGGATTACAAGCATATTTAAAATTTTATCAACTAACACAAGGATCTGCACGATTAAAAACATTTGATGACTTTGCTGATAGTCCATATTATCGAGCATTTGTAAAGTTTGGTCGTTATTGTGTAGATATACGAGCAATAAATCCTGCTAGATTTATAGAGTATGTGCTCAAACAAAATAAAAAAATTGACCACTGGTGCCGAGATAGCATCTATACAGAATATTTGCTAGACTATCTACGTGTAGAAAATGTAAATGATGCGTTGGCCAGAGCCATTGAATTTGGTATCGCATGGCAAGAACAAACCGGCAACCCAGCACATGATTGTTTGCGTTATGGTAATTCAAACGCTATATGTTACGCAATTTCTAGCGGACGCATAAGTCCTTGGGTTATATATAATTCAGAATCTGGGCAACAGTTTTTATCTGAGTTGAGCACTGAACAAATTGCAATGATTTGGCCATATGTCGATTCTGATTTTTGGATGAAAAAGTTTCAAGACTATCCAGCCGATCAAGAATACACCAAAGATATATTAACCAAGGCAGGCTGGTAATGAAAAAAATATGCATACACATATTTTCTGACTCGGTCGGATTACAAATATTTGATCGGTATTATGCGTACCGCCAAGCGGTTAATGCTAAAAACAACTATCAATCTGATGTAATCATTGAATATGGTCCTCCAATGGCGGATGCGGTTAACATTGCGTTTGCTAGCATGCCACACAGAGAATTTTGTAATTTTGATAATTATGATTTAGTATTTTTAGATAATGCTGGTGAACCATTGGAACAGAGCACACCATACATTGCTGAGTGCCTTGACAAATACACAAATGTTTATTTTGTTTCTGGCGCATTTCTAGATCAAACACATTGGTTATATTCCAAGAACATATCATTTAATCACAATATACGCTTGTTTCATGATGGCATGGTTCGAGGATTTTATCCTCAATACTATGAAAGGTCTTGGACTAATTCCGCACACATAGACGACATTTGTTATATCAATGGTGCAAACAGAAGCAATCGACAGTATTTTATAGAGTTATTGCAAAAAAATAACTTAGGCATACATATAAAATCTGTATTAAGTAACGGTGTAGTCGAATGTCCCGATTCTCAATTTGAAGATTTATATGATCAAGAATTTAGAAAATTTATCAATGGTTGCTATGATACAAAATTAAATGAAACTCATTATTATGATAATGGTATTTTAATAGGAGTCGATCAACAATTTGGAAGTATTCCACCTGGATATTTTATGATAAACGAATACTATAATTATAAGTGTGTAGTTTTTCCAGAAACTCAATGGGTCAACAATCAACAATTTATAACTGAAAAAATTTTTAAGTGTTTTGTAGCAGGTGCAATACCTTGGCCTATTGCCGGAGCAAAAACTCACGCCATGTATAATCAAACTGGATATCACACAGCATGGAATTTATTACCCCCGGAATATCAACAATTTGATAATGAGTATGATCACAAACTTCGTTACGATAAAATTATGTTAGCTATGAAATGGTTAAAACAAAATAATCACGTATTAACAGGAGAGCTGGCTTATAATATTATAAAACAAAATTGTTTTAATTTTTTTACCAATACCATTGATATTGTTACAGTACAAAAATTACATTCTGTATTGGCTACTGTTCCAAAGTTTAATGATTTCTAAAATTCCTTTGCTATTTGTTCGTTATGCTCCTGGGGCAGCGGGTAACTTTCTCATATCAATTTTACAAACTAGCAGCAAATTACCTTGTTGGGATAACCAAGTTGAAAAGGCTAAAGGCACACCCCAATTTGAAGACTTTTTTAAAAATTGGTTTTCTAAATGTTTTCAAACAGACCTTGAAAATCATATCAAGTACGAACCGCATCATCCTTACCAATTAGATTTTGTTAGTGCTAAACATCCACGCGGTGATGATCTTTCTGTAGAGGAGTTTATTGAAGAATTACAAAATCGACATGACCAATGTTTTTTAAACAATATCCAATGTCACCAACAAACGGTGATGCGTCTTAATAAACCCACGGTTCCTCGGTGGGGATTAGGGAATTCAATAATTAACATTGTGGTGGATCCCTTATCTAAAAAATGGTTTTATAAAATTAGATATATTAAATTATTTGGCAACAACGATAATGGGTGGATATCAAAAGAAAATCATCCAGATTATTTGGTCGCCAAATTTAAAAAAATACAGTTTCATAATCCTTATCAATTTCAAATTTCAAAATTTGCATTTTTAAAAAACTTTGTTATCGGCGAATCGGCAATCCTACCGTTTTATGACTATGATAAATTATTAGAACCGCCAAGCAATCGATACTGTACACAACATAAAGTAAATCTCAGCAATCTACTAGATCCAAATACAAATGTTGATACTATATTATGGTTATTTGAACAATTGGATTTAGGAGTGCCAAACAAAAAACTTATAGAATGGGCATGTAGTTATTATTACCAATTTAATATAGCACCTATAAATCTCAACAATAGAACAATTAACGATTGACTAATTTAAAAATCTTTTATAAAATACAAAAATGAGTGCAGATATTGATATTGATTTTGCTGATAGAGAACAAATTTTAAAGTTAGTTCGGCATATTCCGGCACGACAAATGATTCAAAATCAAGTTAGACGCCATAATTCTGGTGTATATGTTACAGCTATGCCTTATGATCCTGTTAATAATTGTGCAGCAATTGATTACGAAACTGCCGAACATCGTGGATATTTTAAAATAGATTTCTTAAACATGGGTGTTTATCAACTGGTTAAAAGTCCAGAGCATTACAAAGAAATGTTAACAACCGCACCACCGTGGGATCGCCTATGGCAAGATTCAGCATGGGTAGGACAACTTGTACATGTTGGGAACTACACTGAATTATTAAAATCTATGCATCCAGACAGTATACCCAGAATGGCGGCATTTATTAGTATTATTCGCCCAGGCAAAGCTCATTTACAAAATAAACCCTGGAAAGATGTGTTTGAATCTGTGTGGGACGGGGATGATTCTCGAGGATATACATTTAAAAAATCTCATGCACTTAGCTATGCAGCTTTAGTGGCACTTCATATGAATTTGCTTAGTCAAGCCGTCGAACAAGTGTAATTGATTTGCGTTTGGTCTTTCTGCGGCTCATTTCTATTAGACTACATGTAGGCCCATGCAGTACGACTAGATCCTTGTTACTAAAAGTTTTTATATATACTTTAAACGGATCCCAATCAGATTTAAGAAAGATATTGATAGGTATACTGCGATTACTTTCCCACCACCAAACATTGGCTAGTTCTAAGAATAGTTTTTTTTGTTCAACATCTTGTATGCTGCCAAAATCGTAAATTGTAGTTATTGCATCATCTTGGTTTTGTACTATACCAACGTATTCTGCAGAGGCGTAAACGCAAAGCGTTATAAACGGGTATTTTTCAGCTAATTTTGCAAACAAGTCATTGCCCATAAATATTGTTGGAGATCCTTATGTATTCAACCACGGCGTATTTATATCAACAAATTACCAGAGTATTATTGATAGACACCGCCGACGGTGAAACTTTCACTTATAGGTATGACCCTGTGTACGCAAAACAATTAACAATTAACAAAGGCGTTGACAATGTGCTGTTGTTTGAATTCATAAATCAAGAACAAAAACCCGTCAACATAACTGGAAGCACATTCCTGTTCCGTGTGATCAATACAGCAGGCTCTACTCTGTTGATACAAAAACCCATGGTCACACTAAATGCACCATTGGGGCGAGCCAAAGTTACTTTAACAGGCCCGGAATTATTGGAATTATTGGCCGAACCGGCTTCTTACAGTATTACAAGAAGCAGTGGTAATTTAACCGAAGCAGTATTTACAAATGCTCAGTCTGGAGCAAGAGCGCCGCTGAATGTGGTAGACAGTGTGTTGCCACAATTCATACCCAGCATTCCATTGACAATTCCCACAGTAAAATTGTCAGCACAAGGGTCAGCAGACGGCACAAGTTTTCAAAACTATCCCGGCGAAGACTGGTACTGGGGCGGAAATCCCAATGGTGCCAACTATTGGAATAGTTTTCTAAATACAGAATACTACAGCAGTTTTATCAACCCGCAAAATGCTATAACAACTATACAAATGACCTTGGACGGTTATACAGGTACAATCAAAGCCCAGGCTGCACAAGATTACGAAGCAGTACCATACAATGTCACTGAAAGTACAACCTATTACAATCACACTGGTACAATTTATTTGAATGTGATTGGATGGTACCCGTTGTTGAGACTTTGCCTTAACAACAGTATATTTGCTGTACCAGATCAACCGGGTGTGCCAGCGCAGGCATATGCCACATGCGCCAATGGAATAGTACAAAGTATAACAGTGCAAAATCAAGGCAGCGGATATTTGGCACCACCTAAAATTAACATCATTGGTGATGGTGCCGGTGCTACCGCAGTTGCTACTCTTGGAACCAATGGTAGTATTGCGGGCATCACAGTGACCAATGGTGGATCTGGATATTGGCTAGTGCCAAATGCAGGAATCAATACGCCTTACTACCCAGTGGCACCTAGTGGACAAGGTGCCATGGTTATTATCAGTACTGGATATGTAGTTGATTTGTTTTATCGATAACGTTGATTTTTCAAAGTAAATGTGTTAAACTAACTACATGATTGATGTGGTTGCCTATCTACCTGCCAAAAGAAAACAGACTCCTTCAGGATGGATCAGTTTCAATGCACCTTGTTGTGAGGATAAACGGCAAAGAGGCGGATTGAAAGTCAGTGACCAAGGATGGAGCTATCACTGTTTTAATTGCCAATTTACAGCAAGCTTCATGCTTGGACGTAGCGTAGGAGTTAAAGCACGTAAACTATTGGGTTTACTAAATGTTCCAGAGCGTGACATTGATTTACTTAATTTAGAAAGTTTAAAACATCGTAGTATAGAAGGCTTATTAGATGAACGCCAGCAGATCTTTAATGCATTAAGCGACATTAAATTTGAAGAAAAAGAAGACTTCCCCCCACATGCGGAATTACTTACACCAGAGCATACTGTATATTGGAAGTACATACGAGAAAGAGGTGTGCCAGAAGATTATCCTATCATGGTACAGATAGAAAATGATGGGGTTCATTGGACACGTGACCATGTTATTATTCCATTTACCTATAAAAATACTTTAGTCGGGTGGTGTGCTAGAATGTTAAGTGGTTCTGGTCCAAAATACATCAATCACAGTCAGCCTGGGTATGTTTTTGGAACAGATTTACAAAAATCTGACTGGCAACATGTGTTGGTCATGGAAGGTATATTTGACGCACTATGTGTTGGCGGGCTTGCACTAATGCACAACACTGTCAGTGATGCACAAGCAAGATTAATACGGAGTTTAGGCAAAGAAATTACAGTGGTACCGGACCGTGATGCTGCAGGCATGGAACTTGTGGATCGTGCTATAGAACTTGGATGGGCAGTTAGTATACCGGACTGGCCAGAAGGAATCAAAGACGTCAATGATGCGGTAGTAAAAATGGGTCGATTAGCAACCATGATAACTATATTTCAAGCAAGAGAAACTACAAAGTTAAAAATAGAATTAAGGAAACGGCAAATTGCAAAATTGGTGTCCTGAAATTTATCGTAGCATATATATAGATCGAGTCAACGACAATGATATCAGTGTTGCACCGTGCTGTCAAGCAGGTTCAAAAATTGAAGCGGTTGATACTTTTGATTTTTATAAAAGCCCTCATTTAACATATCTTCGATCTGAGTTTGCCCGTGGAGTAAAACCGTCGGAATGTTCTCGTTGTTGGGATGCAGAAGCAATTGGACACAAAAGTCGACGACAAAGTGCTATTGAATTTTTTAATCTTCCGCCATCCGATTTACTAGAGTTAGCATGCATTGATCATAGTGCAACATGGGCATGTAATCTTGCCTGTATTATGTGCGGCCCAACAAATAGTAGTCTATGGGCAACCGAGTTAAATTACACACAGACTGAATTAATTAACATAGGAAGAAAGTTTCAAAAGTCGAATAATTTTTTAGATAGATTAGATTTTACAAATATACAAAAAATACACTTTAATGGTGGAGAACCATTGTTAAACAATGATCAAATTGAGTTATTAGAAAAATTGAAAGATCAAGATGTATTAAAAAATACGTTTATAAGTTACAATACCAATGGTACTGTTATGCCCAATGATAAAATAATAGATCTATGGAGTAGTGCTAAGTTAGTTAAACTATTTTTCAGTATTGATGCAACTGAGCTAGCATTTGAATATGTCAGATGGCCTGGTAATTGGGAATCCGTAAGTAATAACATTATTGCAATGAAAAATAGTTTACCCGGAAATGTTATGTTTGGAGTCAATATGACGGTTGGGTGTTATAATATCTTTGAAACACTTAATGTGTGGCAGTGGTTTAGTGAAAATTTACAAACAAATAGAGAGGGAGATAAATCCGATTTTTGCTGGCAATTGGCTAATAATTTTGATATTAAATTTTTGCCAATTGCTGTAAAAAATCATGTAATAGATCATTTAGGATCTATTCCGGAACTATCTGGAATAGGTAATTATATTAAAAATACACTGATAATCAATGAAGATAATAACTGGACATTAACGCTAGATAAAATTGATAATAAAAGAAATACTAACTGGAGAAACAGTCTGACAATAGGAAAATATTATAAGGAAATAAATTGTTAAAAGAATATGGAATTGATGTACAAAGATTGTTTTTAGAAATGATGCTGCAGGATGCCGGCAGTTACATACGTGTACAAAATATTTACAATCCAGAAAATTTTGATCGCAGTTTACGGCCAGCTGCAGAGTTTATCAAGAAGCACAGTACTGATCACAAAACATTGCCAACTATAGAACAAATATCTGCCAGTACAGGTATCAAACTCGTACATACGCCTGACTTAAATGAAGGGCATTTTGAATGGTTTATGCAGGAGTTTGAAAGTTTTACTCGTCGGCAAGAGCTCGAGCGAGCAATTTTAAAAGCTGCAGACTTGTTGGAAAAAGGCGATTATGATCCGGTTGAAAAACTGATCAAAGATGCAGTACAAATTAGTCTGACCAAGGACATGGGCATAGACTACTTTGACGATCCTGCATTACGTATCAATAGATATTTTAATTCAGGCGGACAAGTTAGCACAGGATGGTCCCAGATGGATCGACTGTTGTATGGTGGATTTAGTCGAGGTGAGTTAAACATTTTTGCAGGTGGAAGTGGATCCGGTAAAAGTCTTGTGATGATGAACATTGCACTTAACTGGTTACAACAAGGACTCAGTGGAGTGTATGTTAGTTTAGAATTAAGTGAAGATTTGTGTGCACTGAGAACAGATGCTATGCTGACCAACATGGGCACTAAAGAAATTCGTCGAGATATAGATGCCACAGAACTCAAAGTCAAAATGATGGCCAAAAAATCTGGCCAATATAGGGTCAAAGCATTGCCAGCACAAAGCAATATCAATGATATTCGCAGTTATATTAAAGAAGTTCAAATACAAACAGGATTGCGTGTAGATTTTATCATGGTTGATTATTTGGATTTGTTAATGCCAGTTAGTGCAAAAGTAAGCCCCAATGATTTATTTGTCAAAGACAAATATGTCAGCGAAGAACTACGAAATTTGGCCAAAGAACTCAATGTGTTGTTTGTGACTGCAAGCCAATTAAATAGATCAGCGGTGGAGGAAGTAGAGTTTGATCACAGTCACATTAGTGGCGGTATTAGTAAAATTAATACTGCAGATAATGTGTTTGGTATATTTACAAGTCGCGCAATGAAAGAACGTGGGCGATATCAAATACAATGTATGAAAAGTCGTAGTAGCACAGGAGTAGGACAAAAGATTGATTTAGAATACAATATTGAAACTATGCGTATTACAGACTCAGGAGAATCTGCAGATGAATCTAGTAGCGGGTTTGTTAAAAAACCTAGCATTTACGATAGTATTAAAACACAAAGTCGTGTAACAGAATCTGTTGATAAAGACTCCGGTGAAGTTAGCAAAGTTACCGCTGATGTACAAAGTACTAAACTCAAACAATTATTAGGAAAGATTAAACAAACATGATTCCGGTAATTTATTTACATTCTTCTAAGATAATACATCATAATCACTCTAAGAATCTTACTGAATCAATTCTTTGGATTTCTGATACAATTGATCCTGACGCACTAAAAAAATTTTGTGAAGTAAACGGACATCCAAAATTTATTGTAGGAGATAATGCATTTTCTATTAGCTCTAATCATTTTGAAAAAATATATACAACAGTGATTCGCGGGCTCGAACTAGAGTTTGTGAAATTTCAACCTCTTAAATTTGTTGATATAGTTCCTACCACCGAGTATTGTTTTAATTTTGTTATCAACAAAAAACAAATTAATAGATATTTGTTAATAAAATTAGTTGAATATTTTCAATTTCAAAACTTTAATTACACATGGAGTGGTATTGGAAAAAAATTTGATCTGTCTGAAATAATACAACAATGGAACCAGCTAGATCCAAATCAGACAACGTATACTTCTGATCTTAGAAATTGTATTTTACATCCAGTTGAGATTGACGAACGTTTTTTTTATTCTTCAGAGCCTACTGCTAGTGCTGTAAGTATACAAGATTATGGTAATAATTTATCAACGTGGAATAACTGGTTAGGAAATTTATTTTCATCAAGTGCAGTATCGTTGATCAGCGAATCGGTTACATATGCGCATTCTTCAGTGTTTACTGAAAAAACATTATATTCTATTTTAGGATTGACATTTCCGTTGTTTGTAGGCGGGTATGGGCATGCCAATGATTTGGAAAAAATAGGATTTGATATATTTTCGGACGTAATTGATCACAGTTATCAATATCGAGACACTTTGTGGGAAAGATGTTATTATGCAATATATCTTAATAAACAAATATTGTCTGACTTGTCGTTGGCTAAACATTTACGAAATCAACACCATAAAAGATTAATTAATAATCGTCAGATGCTATACAATGGACATTTAACTACCCATGTACAAGAAACTATTCAAGCATGGCCAGACGAGCTTGCTATTCCTGTGCTAGCTATATGCAATCAATTAAGGCAATCGACGATCAAAATGCCATTTATGCTCTAGGAGAAAAGATCTGCAAACATAATTTAAAATTAGTTCTTTAAATAGAGAATTAGCTGATTTTTTAGATTCTAACATGTCGGATCAATGGTCAATTTGAGCTGATGTTTGTAAAACTGTGGATAAGAATTTACCGCCTGAGCCGTGCGTAAAATGTACTATAACAAATTGCTTTTTTAATAGATTTATCACAAAATATTTATAGGTATTTGTTGCACATAGCAATAAATACTCTAAAGGTTCTGGCACAAAATGCAAAAAAAAACGCGAAGTTTACTAGAAGAGTTAGATAGTCTATACGCAGAACGTGATCAGCGTCATGTTATAGAAAATCGCGCCGCCAATATTATTGCCAGTGCCATAAGATTACTGGAGCAAATTGACTCTAGCTATACACCAGAACAAGCAGAGAATCTACAACGCAAATTGATCAATGCAATCAAGCTCAGAGATCCTGGAAAATTTACCCGTCAAGTGAGACGCACAGATGCAAATACATGAACTAACACAACACCCACTGAACGAAGGGTTCATGGATACTCTTAAATCTACGACCGCAAAAGCCAAAGGTGTGGTTGGCAGCGCCATAAACAAAATTGGTCAAGCCAATGACTACGTTAATACCAAAACTGCACAAGCAGGCAACAAGATCATGGCAGCAAACAAAGCCTTAGGCAAGGCCATGCCAGCTCCTTTGCAAAGAATGACAGGTGACTACGGAAGTTCAGCTGCTGGTGTAGCGCAAGGCATGGAGAAAAAAGGATTTGGTATGCAGTATCAACCTCCCAGCGATAACTGGAGGCTCAAATATAGAGCACTTAAAAGCGATCCAGCAGTTACACAATTTTCCCAGGCCATAGCCGATGCTTGGCCCAAATTTGAAAAATCTCAACTTAAAACCAGATCTGTTCCTACGCCAGTTGCTGCGCCACCGGCTGGTACTGCACCACCTACGCCAGTTGCTGCGCCACCGGCTGGTACTGCACCACCTACCCAGTATGCTAAAGTAGGTAAAGACAAATTGAATCCCAATGATCCTGCTGACGCAAAAATCATAGCTGCAATGAAAAGTCAAGGATATCTTGAAGAAACAGGTACACCCGAAGAAGATCGATATGCAGAAACATTTGTGCGTTGGTCTGATGAAAAACTTAAAACTCGAGAAAAAACCACTGGCGAAACAATAGACATGGATGATGTCCGTGATATATCAAATCTAAACACCCAATTAATAACTGCTCTGGAAAAAGTAGTCAACACTCGCGGTACCCCAGAACAAAATGCAGCTATTTTTCAATACTGTATGTTGGCATCGGCTGGGGTACAAGCTGTTGCCCAAAAAATAAAAAATAAAAATCCTCGTTCCAATTCCAGTGTAATAGCCTCCACAATGAAACCAGCCATGCAACAAAAATTAAGCACACTAGGAGTTAGCCCCATGCAACAGGCACAGATAGGCAAGGTATTACAAACAAACGGTGACAAAACATTTAGAGAAACCGGTAATGCTCAAGTTGATGCCTTCTTGATGACTTTGGGGATGACACCAATATGAATATATTTGAAGGCGGCAATGTATTCAAAGATGGCGATGGCCGCGCCCTGACACAACGTATCAATCAAACTGATGTTAAACCTACTCTTGCTTGGCTGGATTTGATGCTACCTGGACTTGACCTACAAAACAACACACTGGGCAGCACAGGACTCAAACCCACGTCCGGCGATTTAGATGTTGCAGTAGATGCTAACCGAGTGACCAAAGAACAGTTGACTACCCGCCTTGGTCAATGGGTACAAAGTCATGGATTTAAACCCGAAGATTACGTAAAGAAAACTGGTACTGCGGTACATTTTAAAACTCCCATAGGTGGCAACCCGGCCAATGGATATGTGCAAACAGATTTTATGTTTTTAAAAAATGTGCCATGGTCTAAGTTTGTGCTGACTGCACCAGCAAATTCAGAATACAAAGGTGTTGATCGCAATGTGTTGATGAACTCAATGGCCAAAAGCATGGGCTATAAACTGAATCAAATTGCTGGTATTGCTGACCGTGCCACAAATCAAGTTATCACAGATGATCCAGACAAGGTGGCCAAACTGTTGTTGAACAAATCAGCCACTCGAGATGATTTGTACAGTGTAGAAACAATTATACAAGCACTGGCTAACGATCCCAAACGTGATGCCAAACTAGCAGATGCTAGAGAACACTTTGCCAATCAAGGAGTGCCATTCTTTGAAACCCGCGGAGAGTCAGACACTAATTTTCTTGCTCGTTTAAGAGACCGTATTGTGAATCAAGGCATGAGACCATTGGTGGAATCGGCCAAGGATGTACGTATCGAACATCTCGAAGATCTTGTGTTTGAAAAAGGCAGTCGTGGCATCAAGGAAGCCCTACAAATTATTGCTGATGCAGCGGCCGATACTGCAAAAACTACCACTGTGAAATGGGACGGCAAGCCTGCTATTATATTTGGGCGCAAGCCCACTGGCGAGTTTGTACTTACAGACAAGTCAGGATTCCTGGCCAAAGGCTATGACGGATTGGCCACAAGCCCAGAACAAATTGCAAAAATCATGAATCAGCGGGGTGGTGAACGCGGTGATCTAATTGCTATCTATGTTAAGCTTTGGCCTTTGTTAAGTGCTGCAGTGCCTGCCAATTTCCAAGGGTATATTCAAGGTGATTTACTGTATACACAAACTCCTCCAGAAGTAGCAGGAGCATATGTGTTCAGACCTAACTTTATTGAATACAAAATTCCTGCCAACAGCAACTTGGGACAACAAATCGGTAACAGTGAAGTAGGAGTTGCAATACATACACGTATTGCTGACCCAATGAGTCCTGCTGAGCCACTGGGTGATGTCAAACTCCGGTCTGTGCCGGGACTGTTGTTGATCACCCCCAATGTGAAAGAAATACAAAACGTTCATCCCAATGCCAAATTAGTCTCAGAACTCAAACAATTATTACGAGCCAAAGGCCCGGCCATTGATCAGTTGTTTAGCCCTATAGATCTTCGTAGCCATGGTATCACTGATTTGCCAGCACTGTGCAAACGTTATATCAATTCAAGAATAACCAGCAATTTTGACAACCTGTTACCTGACTTTGGAGAATGGTTGCGAGCCAATGTGACTCCAAGAAAATTTGCCAACATAGTGGAATATCTACAAAGTCCAAGAAGTAACATGGATGGTATCAGTGCTGCCTTTACTGCATTTTTAGGGCTACACGATCTCAAAAGCGATTTACTGCAACAATTGGATCGTCAACAACCTGGACAAGAAGGGTGGGTTTTGGCCACACCCGCAGGGCGTGCCAAACTGGTCAATAGATTTGGATTCTCTGCTGGTAATCGTGCTTTGAATAATCCAGATTTGATCTCCTAACCCACAATTTTATCTCCAAAAGATAAATAAGTGTAAGGCAGAATGCCTACATATTAAGGAGATTTTCAAATGGCTTATATCACAATCGTTTCCGGTGGCGCACAACCGGTATTTGCAACAGACGTATTAAACGGTAATGTTGCACCTACAGCTAACTTGGCTGCACAATCAGTCACAAACTTCCAAGGTCCAAAATTAGACTTTTTCAGTCTCTTTGCTAATTCAGCATTGACTGCATCCGGCGCAGGTAATGCCAACGGATACATTTCTAATACATTGACTGCAATCCAACAGACCACAACTGTTGCTATGTATCAAGTGACACCATTGGCATCAGCCAATACATTGAACTTGGCGTTGTATCCAACAGGCGCTGCTAACGTAGCAACTGTTTTGGCTGCAGCTCAAGGCGCCAACGCCACTGGTGGTTTGAACATTGGTTGGGTAAGTGGCAATGCTTATGCATTGTTTACTACACAATAATAGTTCGATACTATCGCAAAACAACCCCAGAATAAAACCTGGGGTTTTTTGTTGGCGTTAAATAGACATATTATGATGGTCAACAAAATTACTGAAGCAATTATATACGAATCACCCGATGGTGGTGAAACAGTGTATGTTAGAGAGCATGGGTCAACTCAACGGCAACTACATAGTGAAAGTGCTCGAGCAATAGATATAAAAGATCAATTACGAGAAGATCAGCTATGGGCACAAATACGACAAGCTGCTAAAACAAATCCTGCAATACAAGATGCTTTAGAACGAGTACGAGTTATATACCAGCTCAGTAAAAGTTGATCGCAACTTACATGCGATTTATCTGTAGAACATTTTTTGATATCACTGCCACTGGTGTCACCGGGCATGCAAAATCTGCACGAATACCTTTTGAAGATCGCACTGGTCAACTGATCTCTGACATTAATTCATGGAACCGTGCAAGGAATCAACAGAGAAATTGGGAAACCGTGACACAAATTATATCCATGCGAACACAGTTGTTTGAATTGACTGATCCCACACAAGAAAATCGTACATGGATTTTTGAATTTGAAACTGAAACTGATGGTGTATTTGGTGATAGATCAGACCCTACGCATATATTGAGATTGGATTCAGAAGGTGTTCCGATGATAGTACAGTTGAACAATCGAGAACACCTATCATCTGTGCTAATAACTGCTGGTACCGATCAAAACATTTGGTTTGATCCTATATCCATAAATAATTGATTGGGAAACTATTATGTTAGAAACCACCGAAATTGAAAAGAAAAGTCTAGAAGCACACGTGGAATTGTGTGCTGAAAGATACAATGCATTAGAAACAAAATTATGTGTGCTCGAAGACAAACTATCTGGACTCAAAACCATGATAGTAGAAGTGCATAACTTAGTCGAAAAAATGGCCGATAAACGCACAGATCAACTAATAGGGTGGGGTATAGGTATAATTGGAGCACTAACGGCTTCTATTTTTTGGTTGCTAACGCACTACGTATTCAAATAATGATTAAAGATATTGAATTTGAACGTATGATTCAGTCTGAGTTTAAAAACTTAGAATCTAATCTTGTATGGCAAAATGAAGATGGTGATTACGAGCTGTTTGGAAAATATCGCATAGTATCCGTTAGACCTGGATATAGAGTATATTGTTCAGAACAAGCGGCCGGCGTATTTTCTAGTACTCGTAGTGCTGTCAGTTGGTGTATAGCCGACAAGTATAGTAATTACAAATTAGCACAAGAATTATTGACCATTGATCGTAAATTAGAACTGTTAAAAAACGATATTTTTGTAAGATCCGCAGTGGCCGATCGTAGCAAACAAGCTCAATTTCGCGAAGACATTGGCACCAAATTAGAAACCAAAATCATATATAAAAAGGTACTGGAAATAGAACTCACCAAATGTGTGAATTGGGCTAAATATAGACAACAACGAGGATTCATAAATGAAACTGCAAGAACTGGCCGCGCCACAACGAACAAAACAAGTCGCTAAAGTAATGGAAAGCTACTTTGGCGGACGAGTTGGTTTTGATCAACTAACTCGCTCACAAGCTAGACACATGCTTGGTCGTGTGAGATCGCTGATTACGGAACACCGTCGTCAGCCTGAGTTTCATCGTAGCGAACAAAACCCATCATATTTAAAATTAGTAATGATGGAACAAGGTTTGAGAACCAAACTGCGTGAAACACCCACTGTGTCTATGGGATCCACGGCAGGAGCCAATCAAAATCAAGCTCAATCAACTTCGGGCATGCCTCCAGTGAATCCCACAGTGGCCAATGCTCAAGCTGCAGCCGCCGCTAAGAAGATTTCCTCAATCAAAGATCCCAAACAACAGGCCGCAATGAAAAAAGCTGCCGCAGGACAAAATTTAAATCCCGACGAACAACAAATGGTTGCTTCAGTGGCCATGATGCCACAACAACAAATGGAAAATCGTTTGCGTCGTAATTTGTATCGCACATTGCGCGAAAGTGAAATCCAACAAGCTCAAGTTGTATTGGCCAGTCAAGACATGGTTGATCAAGTGCAAAAAATGAGTGAAGAAATCAGCAGCATGCAATTCAAAGATTTGCCTGCCTTGGTTCAACAAATCAAAGATCAAGTTGGTGTTGACCAAGCCATGCAATTCAACACAGATGCCACTGCAGCATTGGCTGGATTGTTGCAAAACTTGCAAGGTGCCAAACAACAGTTAGAACAAGCACTTGGCGTAGTAACAGGACAAGCTCCGATGGTTCCGGGACAAGATGGAATGGATGCTGAAATGGGCGGAGAAGCACCTCCTCCTCCTGAAATGAATCCAGCAGATGAATTGCCTGACATTGATATGGAACCTGCTGCAAGACCAGCGGCCGCTTCATTGGGTCGTGGTCGTAGATAATGAAAATCTTTGAAGTTGAAGAAGATCCTGCAGCCGCTAACGGAAAAAAATTAGCGGCTATCAGCATGTTCTTGAGCAGTCGTGCCGGAGACGAAGCGGCCAAAAAAGAAATCAGTCAAGATGCATTTATTGACATAGCCAAAAGCATGGGTATAAATGTTACTCCGCAGAACTTAGGCGACTTGATCAATCAAGAACCGTTGAAGAATATTTTGGAACCATTGGATCCAAATTCTGGTGTGGTTAGATTCCTGGGCAACGATGAACCTGCCGACGGTGCCATGGCAGTGGATCAGGCCAGAGACATAGTAGATCAAAATGCCAAAGCGGCCATGCGCCGCGGCATGAAATAAATCAAATAGGTTGACATATTTCTCAAAAGGTAGTATACTAAATACTTGCCTAAGGCGTTATATTATTATAACCAGGAGATTGTTATGAAAAAATTACTTTTAGCATTTAGTTTATTATCCCTAATTGGCTCTGCATCGGCACACGGCCCATATCGTGCATTTGGTATGCACGGAGGATACTATGGTGGCGGGTGTGGCGGTTGCTGGATTGCTCCTGCTGTAATTGGCGGAGTAGTTGGGTATGAACTAACTCGTCCAACAACAGTAGTTGTTGAACAACCTTCAGTTGTTTATACACAACCACAAACAGTTGTACAAGTACCACCAGTTGGATATCACTGGCAAGAAATGTTAGATCCACAAACTGGCATCAAACGAGTGGTAGCAGTACCAAACTAAAATGAAAACACGTAAATTAATCTTAAAACTTAACCGTGCCGAAATGCGACACAATACAATTAAGGCAAAAAAATTCTGGTTTAAACTTTTGAAAAAAAGTCTTAAACACAAACATACAGAAGTAGTACAGTAAGTGCTCACAGTCTAATTGAGCATGAAAAAAATAAACTTGACTATCGAGGCCGGTGACGGAATGGAACACGATAATAGTTTTGTTACCAGTTTGACAAACGGAGTTCAGGCACAAGTTACACAGATTACTAAACACAGCAA